CCGCTTCCACCGGCAGGTCGTGATTGTAGAACTCTCCATCCGCTAGAACTGTAAGGTCTTTTTGAAATCATTGAAAGAGCATTAACTTCTCTATTCAACATTGACCATACCTTTTGTCCGTAAACAATATTGTATAGTGCAGATACATCACTAACAGCACTACCGGAGAATGCCGGAGAACCATCGTGTCCTGTGTGTATTCCACCAATAGCACCGGCTTGCTTCAAAAGAGCATTACCGGCAGGTAGATTGTTTATTCCATATGTGCTTGCTTCTAAGTCTGCGATTGTATTAATATATCCTGTCATCTTAAATTCCTCCTACCATTTTGTGAATGTCCGACCAATCCATGTTAGCCATTTCATCCATACTTGGGAGTTTTACTGCGGATTCTTCTTGAGCCTTTAGAATAGTTTCCTTTTCTGCGGTCAATGATTTCCTTAGTTGTGTAAATTCATCTTTAAGAGAAGCAATCTCGCTAGCGGCATCATAGTTTGCTTTTGCGATTGTGTTTTCTCTTGATGTAATTTCATTAGCGAATCTTGCTTGGAATGATTTCTTTAGGTTATCATAAGCAAGAGTTTCTAACTGCTCTTGTCGGAAAGCCTCGTAAGCCTTCTCAATGTTTCCAACTGACAAATCTAATGTGTCAAATTCACCGTTACCAAAAGCCTTTACGACTGGCATATCGGAGGAAGTTGGTTTACCATTGTTAATTACAATACGGTCAGCAGGTTCTCCAATTTGGTTTCCTGCACCATCAAGAGTTCTTAAGTAAGCCTTTGCTTCTTCATCTTGATATTCGCCCATTTCTGTTTCATCAGACTCTTCCATGTCTTCATCAGCCATTTCGTAGTCTCCTCTTTCCATGTCATCATCAGCCATTTCTGTTTCTTTCATGCCTTTCTCATCGTCTAGCAACTCTTCTTCTTTACGAAGCGTATTTACTTCTTCTAGCAAAGTGTCTAGTTCTGCTAGGGCTTTTTCCAGTTTATTACTCATGTTTTTGTCTCCTTTATCTTGTTTCAAAATATCGAATCTCGCTTCGGGGTTGATTCCTTTTTCGCATATAGTAATTTCATGCAATTCTAACTTGCTGATTTCATTATACTCACCCAAGTTTTCATTACTTTTCTTTACTTTTTGGAGGGCTTGACCTCCTATGCTAAAAGACCTCAATGACCCTTTGCGAATGTTTCTGCCAACTTCTTTGGCTTTTTCTATATCATCTCGTAGTTTAATTACTACAAAGAAACCAACATCATCTACTTCGGATTTCCAAAGTCTGCCTGTTTTATCTCTATAAGAATCTACTACTTCTCCTACTTGAACATTAGAATGATTTGTCATTACATTTCTAAATTTAGAATCTTGCATGAACTTAGCAACTGCTTCATTAAGTGCCTTAAGAGTAATCAAATCATTTTGCTTATCAACGATTTCAATACTAGCATAGCCTCCAATCATCAAATCATCACTACGACTCTTAATGATAGAAAAACCATCATTCCTAGTTGCTAAGACTGCTGAAGACATTTGCTCAAACGGAAAAAATTTACTTCTAATATATAATACACACGGTTATTTTAAACGATTAGTCTTCTTTTGGAGGTAATTTAAGACTGCTAAACTTATCCTCATAAATATTCCATAAGCCTCTATCTGTATCAGTATCAGCAGGTTTCTGTTCATACCCTGTCCACGCTAACCACATTCTTTTTCCTTTAACTTCAAGCATCCTAACATGAAGTTTAGTTTCAAACTTATTACCATCTAAGAAATATTCATGGTAGCCTTCTCTTTGAACTCCTAGTTTAACATCTCCACTATCTAACAGTTTTCTTTTTGAAATGTTCTTAGCGACGATAGCAGGAAACTTTCCTGCTTTACCAAATAGTTCAAAAATATCATCTTGTGAATCTAATCGTATTAACCAATTAATGCTTTCATCACCTAGTTTCATTACTAAATTTAAATTATCATCTTCTCTAAGATATAATTTATATTCTCCCTGTCTATATTTTTCGGGTGTTTTGTATTCTTTTTTGATAGTATCTAACAATATTTTATCATTGTCTGCAAATAACTTCTTTGTTTTAGCATCAAAAGATATACCATCTCTATTCTCAAACCAATCTTTTACCCTACTTTCTTTACTTTCTAATATATCTTGGTAGTTATCTTTATGGTTTTTTACCAAAAAATTATGAACTTCTTTAGGAGTCTTTGCTCCCCCTTGTTTTAAATAGTTAAATATGGCAACAGTAAGTTTAGATTGTTTTGTTTTCATTATTTCTTCTGCTTGTTCTTTCCATAAGTCTAAGTCCATAATTGCATTTTTAGCCATTAGATTGTCTCTTTCAAAACCATAAATAGTAAAACCATCCATGTCTCCTTTGATAATTATATTGGCTTCTCCGTGAATATGGTCTGTAATGACTATTCCTTTTTCTACTTCTTCAACACTATAGTTTAATGATTTATCAGTATCTTTTACTAGCATTTGTAAAGATACTAATTTATCCGGTGTTTGGGATTCAGCGATTTCATTTATTTTTGCTGAATAAACAACCGGCTTTCCTTTAACTTCTTTTACCTTATCTACTGAAACTCTAACTATATCTCCAACATCGGCTGAAACTTTAGTATTAGTTGCACTACCAACATTAAGATAAGTAACGCCTTCTATCTTTTCATCCCCTTCTTCAACCGGCCCTGCTCCTAATTTGTAAGAATAATTAGAGCCACTTTTCTTTTTATCAAGAACAATCAAGTCTAATTCTACAAAGGGTTTCCATCTAATCCACTTTGGGTTTTTCTTAGTTCCTAAAAAGTATGTTGAAGTGGCATCTTTAATCATAACTCCTTCGGCAGTAGGCATTTCCATAATCTTCTTAGAATATTCTTCAACATCTTTTAGATTATCCGCTACCCTTGTATCTTTTTTAGATGGGAATGTTAGTGCCTCACTAGAATGAATAGAATAATTGTTGAACATTATTTGCATTCTGTTTTGTAAAGTATCTTCCATAAGATTCTCTTCATTATGTCTCATAATATCAAAAACATGTATTCTAGGAGTTCCCTCTTTTTTACCCGCTAAATATTCTACTGCGTCTTTTCTTTTCAATGAATCTTCACCATTAAATAAAACTAAAGAAGCATCTAGTATGCAATCTCCAAAATGTTTCTTTTTTATTTCTTCAACTGCTTCTTTACATTTTGATGTAATGTCTTTACCTGTATAATCGTAGACTTTTATGTTCTTATCTATTTTATGTAATTGGATTCTAAACCCATCATATTTTTCTTGAATGTAAAACTCTCCGGTAAATCCTTTAAGTTCATTCATGTCTTCTATTGTAAATATTCTATACATTGGTTTGTTAGGAATAATAAAATCGCTTTGTGCTTTTTCTTCTTCGGATTTCTTTTGTTTTAGAATAGTTTTTTTATCTTTGGCTTTATCATCTTTAGCCTTTGCTTCATCTAATTCAGTATCTATATCTTCTAGTTCCGCCCAATCCTGCTTAGTATTTTTAGATAAGAATATTAATTCTAGCATATTCATAGCGGCTTTTACTTTTGTTTCTACTTTTTTGGAGTCTTTACCATCACCATAATGTTCTATGATGTAAAGTGCAACATCATCAACTTCTAAATCTAATCCTGTTAAACCGTCTGTAATATCATCGGGCTTCATATCTTTAATTGAATATGCTTCCTTTGGTAGTGCCTTATCATCTTCTCTAATAGCATAGTGAACAAACTTAATCATAAGTTCGGGTGATTCTAATAATGCTTCTAATACATTGCCTTTGAATTTTTTAGCGAAAGGGTCGCTAACTTCATCGGAAGAATATCTTAATGCTTTGATTCCTTCATACAACTTTTCAGCATTGTTAGTGCTAACATCGGAAGCATCTTTAGATTCTAGTAGGTCTTCCTCGATGTAATCCTTGAGTTCATTTGAAAGAGCATCTGTCATTTCATATGCTTCTTTAATTTTATTAACCGCATTTCTCCATTTAGAACCGTATTCCTTTGGGTCGGTTCTTGCTGAAAGATAAGCGACTCTTGTTCTTTCAAAGAGTCTTAGAATATCTGTGGATATTGATTTATCCTTCTCAATGAGGAGAGGCATACGGCATCAGTCTTTTTTCATTTGTTCGCCCATTCTACCAGTCATTCTTTTTGGAGGTCTTCTTCTAGTTCCGCCACCCGCCATAACAGCATCATATCCTGTTCTTTTTGTATAGTTTCTT